CTTCCACTATCTTAGAGAAATATGGAAAGAGACAACAGAGAAAGACGCTCTTATAGGTGTGTCAATGACAGGAATAGGGAGTGCCGCTGTGCTCCAAATGGATATGAAGGAAGCTGCAAATATCGTTACAAAAGAAAACGCAAGAGTAGCAAAGGTCTTAGGGATTAAATCTTCAGCCAGATGTACAACCGTAAAACCTGCAGGGACGACATCTCTGGTCCTCGGAACATCATCGGGTATTCATGCGTGGCATAATGATTATTATGTCCGTAGAATGCGCGTGGGGAAAAATGAGGCTATATACACATATTTATCTAACAAACATCCAGAGTTAATTGAAGATGAATACTTCAGACCACACGATACCGCTGTAATTTCTGTGCCACAGAAAGCCCCAGCTAAATCAATACTTAGAACTGAATCACCGTTTGATACTCTTGAAAGAGTTAAACGTGTTTCACGAGATTGGATTAAGCCGGGTCATAGACGTGGTAGCAATACACATAATGTATCAGCTACAATATCTTTGAAAAAAGATGAATGGGAGAAAGCAGGTGAATGGATGTGGAGTAATAGAGATTATTACAATGGGTTGTCAGTATTGCCATACGATGGTGGTACTTATACACAAGCTCCGTTTGAGGACATCACGGAGGATAAATACAAGGAGATGTCTAAAGTATTATCTGATGTCGATTTAACGAAAGTAACAGAGACAGATGATAACACAGATCTATCAGGCGAGCTTGCTTGTGCTGGTGGATCATGTGAAGTTGTTTAATTTAATAAAATATAAAATATGAATTTAGAAGAATTATTAGACACTATGCAAGATGAAATGCACAGTGCTCACGAAGAAATAGAAAAGTTTATGGGTGGTAATAAATCAGCCGGGACTAGAGCTAGAAAGAGTATGCAGACAATTAAGGAGGCTGCTCAGAACGTGAGAACAACAATTCAAAGCATTAAAAATAGCTAAGTATTATATACTTTAAATAACAAAGGGAGCTTAACGGCTCCCTTTTTTTATCGCTATTTTAAAAATCACTAAACCAACTATTGCAGCGGTTGTACATATTGGACACGGACACATTATTTTTTAGCTTTATGTTTTCTACAAAATGATGCTGCAGCGGCTTTACTACCAAATCCCCACTTTTTTAAAGCCATTGCTAGCTTGCTTGGACTACCGTTTTTATCTTTCATACCTCCTTTCATACCAGCGAATCTACAAGCAAAAGATATTCTACGTTTACCTGTACCACTAGTTTGTCTTGACCCTAGTGTTTTACCGGTTTCAGACTTATGCTTAGACCTCATTTTTCTATTTTGCCTCTCGTAAGACTTTTCTGTTATCCTTAGCGGGCTACTATTATGTAATGCCATAATTATTTCTTTTTAGGTACACAATTAGGAACCATTCTACCTCCTTTCTTTTTCATACCAATCATTTCGTACCCTTCCCAACAAGGTCCTTTCTTTTTAAATGGAACTTTTTTGTATGGATTATGGTCAAACCCTTTCTTTTCTAAAGCATTGTGTTCAGCTTCAGTTTCAGCACGTTCTGTTTTATACATATTATGAGCTTCAAAGCCCTTCATTTTAAACGCCATATTATTGAAATTTATTTAGTTTTATAGTATCAACCGCGTGTTGTACTGTTTTTTTATCTGCTTCTAGTTTAAACATTATGTTAGGATTAAATCTTTCTTTTTCAATACCGTTATCAAATATAATAATAGTTGGTATTCCAGTTATATTATATTTAGTTTGTATATCTGCGTGAGCCATTATATCTAACCTATATTTTTCACATTCCTTTAATTTTCCTAAATCAGCAAATTGATTAGCAGAATTCCAATCAGCCCAAAATTCTATAGCTACTATATCTTTAGCTATACGATCTTTAAAATCACCATTAATAAACTCTTGTCCAAAAGCAGCACTACATCCAAAGATGAGTATCATTAGTAAAACGTATATATAGTTTGATATATCTATTCTTTTCATTGTCTTAATAGTTTTATTTCGTCTTTCAACTCATCAACTTCTTTTACCAACGCATCAATTTGATTACGAGCCATTTGATCTTTCATGTTAAACTCCATTCTAGTTGGAGGCCAAGTGTTAGTAGCGGCTGGATCACCCATGTCTATAGTATATATACCTGTTCCAGGTTTAGGTAGCTCAAGCGCTTGTTCAACTTTACCCTCAAGTTCTGAGAACTTGGAGTTTATCGTTGCCATTAAACCAAAATAAGCTGATATAACTGTAGCAACAGCCATAACAATTGCTACTAAGGTTTTAACACTTATTTGAAACTTACTGTCTTCTGATAGTTCTTTTGCCATTATTTTGTTTTATAATATATCTTACCGTTTTCAATATACAACCCCTCTCTTTCACGAATTGCTTGCCCGTTAATATTATATATCACTCCATTTGTTTTAGATTTATCCACTACCTCCATAATACTTGTATTACAAGGTAAACCTGAGTCACAGTCTATGTATTCTATAATTTCTTCATATTGTATTTCCACGATAGTATCCATAACAAATATTTCAACATACTCAATAACCGGTACTTCAATGAACAATGTATCTAATATATCATCATATACAATTATTGTATCAGTTTGTTGTATATATTCAATTTGAACAATCGTATCGAATTCAATTATTGTATCATATATTGTATTGTATATTGTATCAAATATCGTTTCATATTCAATTGTTTCAACATAAACTGTATCGCAAGGTAGAGGCCCAACTGGTCCACAGCTTTCCACTGTTGTTGGCTCTGCATTAGCCTCATCGCTTCCATCAACACAATCTTCCCAACCATCATTTAAATAAAATAAACCACCTTCTCCATTAGGAACACAACCTTCGGGTGAGTATTGTGTCCAGTTTGCTGGATCATCTCCGCAATAAAAACCATTTTGTTCTGCACAGTTTAAACACAACTGCTGAAAGTCGTATCCTTGCGCATTAACAAACGAGCCAATAAACGCAAATAGTATTATAGTATATTTTTTCATAGTATTAAATTTTTATTTATTATGAGATTCAACCTTACCTGTTTCAGGGTTCCAGTTGTACTCCGTTTTTCCGTCAGACATTGAGTTAATTTTTTTCATTAATTCTTTGTCAGACATTTTATTCATATTGTCTTTTATAAAGTTTTTTATTTCTTGTTCTTTTTTTGGTGGATCAGTTTTTGTAAAAGCACTGTAACCTCTCATTTTAAATGCCATATCTTAAAATATTAAATAGTTAAACCCAAATTTCATTTCAAAGATTTCCTTGTCCCAGTATTTCATGTGAGTACCTTCTACAAACAAACCTAAACTCTTTGTTATCCTAGTTCCTAGTATTAACCCTGAGTCCCACTCAACTTTACTATCAGTATATTCGTAAGAATAATCATCTAGCCCGTGGTGGTATGGTAAACAATTATACCAAGCGTGTATCCAAAATTTAGGTGTATACTTATAATAAGCAATACCAATAACAGCGCTTAGTTCTTTTTGTAAACCTAATTTTTCTAACTCTTGCTCGTTAAACCTAGCAACAGCATCGCCAAAATAGTGGTGGAAAAACTCGTCATTTGAGGTAGCGATAAGTACGGAATCTCCACCACTAACGTCGTACCAGTTTTGGTCGACATAAAATCCCTGTACCCATTGTTCTGGTGCATATCCAAAGTCTTCTGCTAAGTCTTGAAAATTAGAAGCGCCTGGAACCCAAAAGTCTTGTATAGGATTTATACCGTAAGCTGGATGTATTCTAAATACAGTTCCAACGGTAAAATCCCAATTACCTTTATTTAATCTTAATCTATAATCAAGAGAAGAATATTTTAAATCTACTCTTTCATTGTCTGTGTATTGCGCTTTAAAAACGAACCAATCACTGAGATAACGTAACCAAAAATTTTGCTCAGTAAACTTTTCGCCACGATTACGTATAAAAGAATAATTAAACAAATACTCCCAACCATTAGCGTTGCCAATAGTAACGTTGTCTGCAGTATTTCTTTCAGTACCAGTGTACCACGTTTGTCTCTTCGTCTCATAATCAAATCTTGCTATTTTGCGCAACCCCAACGTTAAGTTGTAATCATACGCGTTAATTTCAGTTATATTTTCATAGCCTTTGTTTACAGCTTTGTAATCCTCGTCTTCAACGAACGATGTGTTCATAGACATCGATGTGTAAACAGTTGAATACTTAAAGAAGTCTTTTATTTGCGCACTACAAACTGTGCTAAATAAAAGTAATAGTAATATTTTTTTCATTTTTTTTAATTAATAATTATAGATAAATCAGCGTCTCCGCCAGATGTTGTCGTTGATAACTTCATCTCAAATTGTTTACTATTATAACTTAGCATTTGATGGTCGTCTATTACCAAGTTTGTTTCAGGCGGCATTAACGTTTTTACTATATCATAAGTTGGGTTTCCCCCAGTTTTAACGTCTCTTAAGAATATAGTTACAAGAGTTGATAAAGAATTACTTTTGTTGGTTATTTTTATAAATTTAACTGCACCCTTACCTGTACCATAGCTTGATATTACGGTGCTGGTAGAGTCATCAGTTGTTATATTTCTATATATAGCCATATTATTTTAATTGTATTGATCCTGTTTTTTCAATTTTTTTGCCAGTCTTATCTATATCAGTAAATATAAAATCTAAACCATACGTACCCCTGTTCTGTACAATTCCACAAACTAATCTTTGGTTATTACTGCTATTTAAGTCTGGTGTAACTTCTAACTTATTAGCGATTAATAGATTCACACTATTACCTTGACTTTTTATATCATTAGTATTAGTAGTAATAAGACCGCTAAGGTTTTTAACTTCACTTCGGTTATCAGACACAGCTGTTTTATTATCACTAATATCTTTAGCCTGCTGAGTTGTTATTCCTGTCTTAGCTGTATTGGCTGTGATAGCACTTGCTTGATTAGCTGTTATTCCAGTCTTATCTTTATTAGAAGATATTTCTGTTCTAAGATAATCTAACTCATCTTGCATTTGCTGTATCATATATATTATTGGACCTAAACGGTAATCATCTATTATATCACTAAACCCATGTGTTGCACTATACTCAAATGCTGTTTTAGCGTAGTTTTTGTTGGCGGCAGCTATCTTGTCACTACCACTACCGGTTTCCTTATAAAATTTTTTGTATTCTTTATCTGTTAAAGCCATATTAAGAAGGTATTATTGTATATTGAACTACTAATCTTATTGACATGATTGATTCACTACCAGTGCTAGCTGAACCGGTTGGATCTGCACTTGTCCATACTTTTAATCCTAAGCCTGGTTCTAAGTTTCCGTAGTTACTACTTGCATTAGGGAAGTGGGTCATACGGTATACATTAGTTCTATTTGGAGCTTGATTATAAGCTAACCTATTAATTAATCCTTCAAATCCTTTGGCTTTATTATACGTTCCAGCCGCTGCGGTCTTACCTATTTGAAAAGCCCAGTTAGAAGTATTTGCTACACCTGACGCTGGATAATTTGGTGTCGTCACGTAAACCCAACAGTCCTTTAACATCATTGTTTGCGAAGTGTGAACCTTACTATCTGGTACAATATCTACAGCGGTGGTGTTTAGTGCATACACCTGAGCCATACTTAGATTTATAACTTGAGTGTATGTGCCAGCTTGTGGAAATAGATCACCACCATTTGCTGTGTAAGCGCTATTAACCATATCACAAACTTGAGCTACCCCGTCAAGATTTGGTAATTGAATCACTTTATTGCCACCATTAGCACTTCCAATAATCCTAGTCATCTGGTTGTTATTGTCAGTGTTTAACCAGAAGTTATTACGTTTAACACCAGAATTATCTGGTAAAGAAACTTTGTGAGAAAAAACCCAAGCATCAGAAGCAGCGTTCCAATTTATTGTAGCGTCGGTTGTAGCATTAACAGCATCTTGAACTGTTATACCAGCACCATCAGCAGAACCAGACGTGTCATTTGTTGCGTGATAATTTAAAGTTATATTTTTATCTTCAACGTTTAAATCAGCAGTGTTAATCGTTGTTGTTGTTCCCGATACAAGTAAGTCTCCTGTTATTTTTACTGTATCATTAGCGTCACCTATACTAACCTCGTTGCCAGCAAAACCACCAGCTAATCTAGTTTTTAAATTAGCTACACTAACATCATCGTTGCTGTAGTTAGTAGCGTGTATAGTACCAGCGCTTGCCCCTGTCCAATCTATATGTTCATTTGGCACAAAGTTCAATAGTGAATCATGGTCTATCTCTCCAGGCACAGCTGTTACTGTTATTATTTGTGCTAAGTTAGTTATACCAACACCGTTAGCACCAATCAACATGAAGTTAGCAAGGCCTGAAGAAGGTTGACTTACCATAGCTGGAGCAAGTAGTCCACTGTCTGTTGTAAAAGCTATTTGTTTTATATACCCATAGTCTTCTATTTTTTCTTTTATAGCACCAGAAGACATTATATGGTCATCAGCATCTACAAATTCAGTGCCTATATCTATATCGTTAAACGAATGACCGCCTAATGTTAAAGAGCCATTAACTATAGCATTACCAGATATAGTTGTATCAGAAGCGGAGTCGTGTCCAAGAGTCACGTTAACCTTATCATTACCTCCAGCTACACCGGTTATAGTTAATCCACTCCTAAGTTGACTGTTTGAATTTAATGTTTCAAGCCTAACATTTCCATACTCTGATCCAGCCGCTGTTTCAGTAATAGCAGATATTACCTCACCAACTTGTTTTAAAGTACCACCATCGTTATTAGCATAAAATCTAAATTGCCCAGCTTTATCACCATCAACTCCAGAAGTTCTAAGGTTTTTAAAATCTATTTTGAATCACTATATTACTAGAAACAGAATTGGTAAGTGTGGACGTAAAAGCTGTGAGGCTTAAAAAATTACCATCAAATGTAAAGTTAGGCTCAGCTGTTAAATTACCATTACCGTCAGAAGTTAAAATTCTATTAGCACCATCGGTGTTAATAGCCTCTGTCAAATCTAAATTTATAGTTGACGTGTAGTTGCCACCAGTGGTATTTGATTGTGATATATCTAAACCAGTACCGACACTTATGTCAACACCAGTTACATCGCCAACGGATACATCTTGTTTATATAACTTACCATCAGCGTCGATACCAACGACGTGGTCTTGAGCTGACTCGGCTATATCCTCTAAGTAAACATCATTACGAAACCTAGATATAAAATCCCATATATGTTGACCTATCCATTTCATGTTTTATATTTCAAACCCAAAGTTTAAAATCATAAATCTAAACCTAGCGCACTCGCCTTTGTTTTTACAAACTGCGCAAGGGCATACCATTATTTCAAATAATGTTAATGTACCTAATCTAAAGTTTATTTCGTATTTTTCTTTTTTATTACCCGCTTTCCACGAGTTAATCCAATTTACCATATCTTATTGTTTTTGTTATACTATTATTATTACACATTTATTGATGTGCATAACATCTTTTGTTTTTATTCTCTGTTTTATTGCGACATCTCCTACCCGATGATGTGGTAGCTTTACATTGGTATTCTTTGATACCATCACCATCTCTATCCATACCATCTTTAAACGCCATGTGATGAGCACATTTCCATGATTTCTTATCTGTCCACGTTGTATTACCACATCTACCACCACTAGATTTAGTTCCAGAGCATCTAACTTGTTTTAAACCTTTTTCTTTTTTCTCTTCTTCTCTTTTCTTTTTATTTCTTTCAGGTCTACTTGCTTTAGCTTTTTCCTTAGCAGCTTCTAGCTCTTCATCTTTAGCACCAACATTCCATCTACTCCAACCAGATATCATTGCTATACGTTGCCAATTTTCATGACCACTACCAGTAAACGCTTCTTCTAAGTTGTTTACTTTATTTATGGTTCTAGCTATCGGCACGTTGGTAGCAGCTTCAATTAAGTTAGCCACAGCCATAGCCTCTGGATTTTCTATTCTTAAACCTATTTCTTTACTAACAGCCTTAGCGTCATATTTCTGCCAAGCTTCTATAGCATTATAAGCTTTTCTAATTTTACTACCTATTGGAGGAGAAACTTGCATTGCCTCTATACCAACATAAGCCATATCTCTTTTCCATCTTGGTTCGTTCTTTTCTTTTTGGTATCTTAATAACGTGTTTTTAATAGTAGATACCACAGCTCCATATATACCAGTACCTCTAAGTATAGTATCTAGCGCTCCATTTATAACTTTGTTTTCAGCTTTTTCTACTTTATCCTCCATATCAGAGCCAAACATTAACCAAGCTAATCCAGATTGTAATGTACCAAACCATAAGTTTTGTATAGCACCATAATAAAGTATTCTAGATAAATTAGATATATCACTTTGTACCTGTGTTTGATTTTCTATTTTTCTTCTATTAACTATATCTGACAAAGATTTTTTCATTAACCTAGTCATCTGCATTGGAGTGTTTTGCCAAGCTAAAACTAAACGACCTAATGGACCAGCTTGTTGCTGTGATATTAAATCAGGTCTAGATGACTGCTGTGTTTCTTCAGCTCTCTCTTGAAAATCTAACCACGCTCTTTCTTTTGCTTTTGCATCTTTCATTCCACGTTTTAAATACATGTTTAATCTATTTCTATAGAATCCAGCTCCACCCATAGCTATAGCAAAACTATCAGCCACACGCGTTGGTGTAAATCCTTTCTCTAATAAATACTTTAATATAGACCTGGGATCTCTACCACTTTCTTTAAACATATTTGTTAACTCAGATGCTGATACATCTATAGCTAAACCAGCTCTTCTTTGCTTTAACATTGGTGAGTTCATTATAAAAGCAAAATCTTTCCAAAATTGTTTTTGATTACTAAACGCTCTAGCTTGAGCAAATATATTATTCTCCGCGTAGTTAGTAAAGTTAACCATAGATATAGTTTGTAACACAGCTGATCTAGTGTTCCAGAACATGGTTGCTCCCACAGAACCGTTAACCCAATCCATCCACATCTTAGTTGGACCATCTTCTATACCAGTTAAACGATTTGTACCAGTTTCCATACGGTACAATATGTTTTCTAAAGATTCTCTATACCACTTACCGTGTATAGCTTCTATTTTATTCATGTTCTCTGGTGAGAAAATAAGGTTTTTATTATCTATCCATTCTGCTAATATATTTTTTCTAGTATTACCTTTAACTATGTTATTTAAATCAGCTCCTATACTTTCAACTTCCCAGAACTTACTAGGTTCTATATAACCTTTATTTAATCTAGTTATAGAACTTAACGTTTCAGCAAACCTAATTAACCTAGGATCCTTATTAACATGCTCTACAAGTATTTGTTTAGTGCTCTCGCCTATACCAGGAACTTCAAATCCAGCTTTATCCCAAAGGTACATTCTAACAGCATGATCTACAGTAAATGGTGTTCCACCAACTGTTTTATCTAACTTCATGTCCTTAATATCTTTCTTTAAAGTTTTATATTCTTCAGACATTTTTTGTTTTACTACATTTAAATCACGCATCCCCTTAGCAAATGGATCAAATAAGTTTTCTTTAAAAAACTTCATATCTTTATTACCTTGCTCGCCCTTACCTAATAACTTATACATTAAACCTTTAAAGTCTTCAGCTGATGGTGGTATAAAGTAGTCAAACTTACCCTTTCCTCTACCCAATAATCTAGCTTCAGCTAGTGTTATTTTTTTATTTGCATCTATTTTAGATTGCCTACCTAGCATTTTATTTATTTCAGCAGATATATCTTTACTTTTTTGTATCTTAGCTTGAACAACTCTAGATTTAACATCTAGTTGTTCTAAAACTTTTTTAACGGCATCAACGTTTTGCATAGCATCATCTACGAAATACATATCATTATATCCTTCAGCAAATTTTTCTAACATCCATTTAGCTTTAGCGTTACCAGTGCTATTGGCTAATCCAGTTATATTTTCTATAGGTATATTTAGTCCTTGCGATTTTAAAAATTCATGTATAGCAGAAGCAGCTTCAGCTGGTCTAGCTGTTAAAACAAACATGTCTTTTGTTCCAAACTTTTTAGCTCTTTCTATAGCTGTTTTAAAGAAAGGTCCTTGTTCACCTTTGACAACTTCGTTAAATTCTGTAAAATCAAACTCAGCTCCCTTATTTTTCATTCTTTCACCCTCTGATGCAAATTGCTCAGCATCAATTCTCATCTTTTCGTAACCACTAACAAAGTCTTTCATTTTTTCTACAAGCTCTTTAGGCATTGCATCCGTTTGTTTTAGGTTGTCTGTTTTAACCTCCATGAATCTTTCACCAAACATTTCTGCAAATGTTGGTTTATTTTTTTGAACAGACTCGTGGTTACGTTCTACTATTTTATCTAGCAAAGATCTCTCTTTTCTATTTTTGTTTCTTTCTAAAGCTGTTTGCAAGGACGTCTCTACAAAGAGCATGCTAGTATCATAACCTTTACTCTTAAATTCAGCAACAAGTTTTTCCATTGACTTAACAGAACCTCCAGTGCCATCTATAACAACTCCGTTTGCGTTACCTTGAAACTTCATCATTTTTCTTTTAGCAATACCTCTAGCTTGATGCCCTAATTTACCAAGAGTACTTCTTTGTTCCTTGGTTAAGTCTTTCATGTTTTCTGGTAAACCATTATTTTTCTTTAACCACTCTAATGATATATCAGAGTTAACAATTTTAAATCCTTGTTTTTCTAAACCAAGTTTACTAATCACATTACCTTTACCACTACCAGCTCCACCAGCTAAAAATATAACTTTCCTACTAGGTTTAGGCGCTCCACTTGGATTAGGCATTGTAACTCTAACCCCTGATTTAGTCATAGCTAAGGTATCATCAAAGTCAAACGTTGACATACCTCTTCTTTCCTTACCCTTAATAAAGTCTCTTACATTTTCTATAGCTTTAGAAGCCGTTATCTTAGCATCAACTTTTTTAGATGCGTTAACCATCTTTTCTACAGCACTTATACTATTCTTAAAGTTTTCTATACCTTGTCTTGTAAAAACGTCTATCTTAGAGTTCTTACTAGTAACATGTTTAGCTACTGGTATAAATCTTAAACTTGTTCTAACTAATCCTTTACCATCTAATTTTCCTAGTGGATTTTTTTTAGTCACAAAAGCTGGATGTTTTGTTTCCTCTGCTCTAACTGAATTTTTACTCATACCCCATGAACCAGCGAAATCACCAGTTAACTTAGTTGTTTCAAGACCCATTGTGTTTTTACCTAAATGTAAAAGACCTCTACCTAACCATAACATATGAGAAGACGGATTAGATTTGTATCTGTACATGTCTTCTATTAACTTCTCTGTAAAATTACCTTTCGATCTAGCTTTATTATATAGATCAGCTTTCAACGCTGATTCATATGCCCAGCTAGGTATAGGGTCAGAATGTTTATCAAAGTTTTCTAAAAGCTTTTTATCTCTAGCTGATATACCTTTTGTTTTAGATAGTTTAATATAATGCTTTCTTATATTTTTCCAACCCTTTACAGTTTCTTTTAGTAGTGATTCTACTTGAGCTCTGTCTCTAACTTTGTTAAAGTTTAATGTTGTTACAGGTAGTGCTATTCCATTTTTAATATCTATACCAGCTGTAAAACTACCTAATCTAGCGTTAGGCATTTTAACCTCAATATTAAATATCTTACCAAATAGCTTTGCAGCAACATCAGCCATATCACCCATCTCTGTTTGAACCTCTGTTACTAACTCTACATTTTTAAGTAGCTTAAACTGATTAATAATAAACTGCTCAAAGCCTATGCTACGCTTACGACCAGCATCAACGCCATCTAATATATTTTTTATCTGTATATTACCTTCGTGATTAAATATTTTATCTCTTAAAAATAGTTTTTCAAATATAAACTTAGCTTCAGAAGGTTCTACTAGATCTTTGTATTTTTCATTTAACTTAATTTTATCTAAATCTATAGCCTCTTTACTCTCTGATTTAAAGTCGAAAACATTGTGTATACCAACCTCAGCTATCTTATTAACTAATTTCAACATACGCTTTATTTGATCCGCTCCAGCTTGAGTCATTTCCATACTAGCTTTTTGCTTTTCAAATTTCTTTCTCTGAACTTCAGTCATTATATTTTTAGAAAATTGTAAACCTTGATTTTTGTTTATATTGTTTACAAATCTTTCAATTAATGCTTTAGCTTCCACCTGCCCATACTTCATATCTCTCATTTCCATAAAGTCTTTAACGAAAACTTTATCTGATAGTATTTCTGGTATAGCATCTGTTGTCATAGATGTTGATAACTTTCTTATAACGTTATCCCAATTATTCCACTTTGACCCAGACTTAGTTGATTTTTGTCTTTTACCAGGAACAGAAGCGTTAACATATTGTTCCCATATATTTACAGGTACATCTCTTCTACGCCATATATTTGGGAATCCAGATTTTATTTTCTTATCGTACTCAATAAACTCTGGCATTTCTTTTCTACCATTTTGTTCTGATACTTTTGAAAACACATCCCAAAGTTTTTTCATTTCTGGTAATAAATTTTCACCAGTAGGATTATACTCTGTTTTCCCATGTAACCCCATAAACTCCTCTATCTCCCTTGTGTTTCCCCATTTTGATTTTGTTGGGTGTTTTAATGCTTCAACAAACACTTGACCTTGAGGTAGTTGTTTTTGCATATCTCTTAGTTCTGATATAGGTATATTTTTTAATATAACATCTTTCATAGCTTCGCCAATCATTACTTCTCTTGGTAATAGCTTTGATAATCTTGACACATGACTTAGCTCTACTTTATCTTTTAGTATTTTATAAAACTGCTTTTGATTTAACTCCATTGGAGAAACTTCTACAGTTTTTCCATCTTTATTTTTTTTAGTAAACTTAAGTAACCTAACATCTCTCATTACCTCAGTTATCACTCTATCTCTTTCAACCCCATCTTCTATACCTATCTTTCTTCTTAACTCAGATATCATTATAGATTCTGATACAGCTTTTTTCTCACGCTCAGCTTGACGTTGCCTTCTTTCTATCTCTAATATGTTTTCTGATTCAAACTTATCATAGTTGGTTATATCTTCTATTTCATATTGTTTACCATCTTCTGTTGTTAAAGATTTTGTTTTAGACGATGGAGCTATTTGATCCATTATCTTAGGATACCTAAACTTTATAGTTTCTATTAAGTAAGCACCTATTGGAACACCCATAGCTGGATTATATGTTCTAGCTAAGTTTTCTAACTCGCCTTTAAATTTCTCAAAAAATTGCTGTCTTACTTCTGGTGGTATATATCCTCCAGCTTGTCTACCCTTACCACCGTAACTAGGGTGATCTGCCATTAAATGAGCTATATTTAAATTATCTTCCACCATTTTAAATCTCAACTCAGTGGTTTCATCTAAAAACTCTTTTTGTTTAGCCTTATTTTCTGTTGATTCACTAGTTAGTATTTCTTTCCAGTCTTTTCCAAATTTACTTTTAGCCTGTTGTATTAGTCTATTGTTCGTGTCAATATTCTTTTGTATTATAATCTCTGACCCAGCTTTTAATCTAGAAATTCTACTAGCATAATTTATAGATCCAGCAATAGTTGTTTTACCAGGTACAAAACCTTTTCCTCTACCTAGCTCCAATACATTTTCAGTTAAACCTTTAGTACCTATCCATTCAACAAACTTCATTAAATCTTCCCCTGCTTTTCTAGAGTCTTTTTGGTTTATATCAAACTTGTACATACCTTTATATGGACCAAAGTTGCTAAGCACTGGATACAAAACCTTACCCAACCTTCTACCCATGTCAACTGATGGTTTTATTTTCTTTTCTTTTATAAGTTGAGAAAGTATAGTTACGTATTCTTCGTAATATGTTTCTTTTTTGTTTTCAACTTTTTTACCATTCTTAGTTTCAAATGTAATTTCACCAGTTGATTCGTTAATCTCTTTTATATTGTACCTATAGTTTAAATCAATTCTTTTTTGAATCATCTTAAATGCTTCACCTCTTTTACCACCAGGTAACATGTTCAACATGGCATCTATAGTTCTTATACCAGACTTAGAAACAACTCGCTCTCCCTTAGAGTTAACTGTCTTGAGGTGGTTATAAAGTAACATGTGCGTTACCTCGTGTAAGCCATCAGTTAAAGATTTATTTTTACTCGCTTGTTCTAGGTCAACAAATATTTTCTGACCGTCTTTAGATATAAATGCATTCATACCCATCTCCCACTGTCCACCAATTTCTTTAGACTCAACCATAGCCTTGAAAGACTCAGTAGACTCTAAGCCCTCATACACCTTACCTTCGTTTTCTACAGTTTCTTTTAAATGTTTATTATAGTTTTTTAATCTTCTTTCAAAGTCTTTAGAATAACTTTTTTCGTTAACTTTAATTTCTTCAGTTAAAAAATCTATTTGCTCTTTTAAATCTTTTATTTCAGATTTTATTCTTGACTTATGGCCTGGAGCATCTTTAGCTCTAACCTGTAGCATTTCTAATTGCAACTCCTTTTGAGTTAACTCAAATCTATCTTTAATGTAATTATCATAAGCTTTTCCCTCAAGTCTGTATAAACCTTTGTTTAAAGCTACAGCATTTTTAATAGAGTTAAATAATATAGTATAATGTAATTCAGCTGGTTTTCCCTTTATACCCTTCTCTAATAAAAATCCCTCAAAATCAGCCACATCCATTTTACCTATCCTATCTAATTGCTCGGGTGATTTACTTGCAGATAACATGTCTGAAGCCATTGAGTAGGAATTTTTTAAATACTCCCTATATTTAGCTTCACTCTTAAGACCTTTCTGCATAGCTATAATATCATTACGGTGTCTTAATGTTTTTGCCGCGGTATTATAGTTGCTTATAAGAACCTTCTCAGCTTGTATTTTCTCTCTTGAGTTTTCTATTTTTGTTTGTAACTCACCTAGCTTTTCAACTAAGGTACCTTGAGTGCCATCTTCTAGTTTAACTTTTTTATCAGGATTTCTTCTTTTGTCTTCTAGTTTCTTTTGTTCAGCTTGAAACTTTTTAATACTCTTTTCTTCTTTTTCTATGTTTCTTTTTGATTTCTGAACCTTATCTTTTCTTTTTTTAGTTATGTCTTTACTATCCCAAGATTTATCTAATTGTCTGTCACTTTCTTTAAAACCTAAATCCTTAGCCGCAGCCTTAGATGCTACAGTTTCATTTTTAACCCTTGCCATTTCGTTGGCAAATCTTTCTTTAATTTTAGGCATTATTTTTGGAGCCCCAACAAAAGACATACCTATAGTTGTGGCTACAAGATGTTCCATATTAGTAAACGATAACCATTCATCTTTTCTTTGTTGTTGCTCTTGTGGACTTAGATCCTTCCAAGGCATCCAACCTTTTTGTAAATCGTTTCTAACCTGCTCTACAGCACTAGCCGCGGTTAATAATAGTGTAGCGGTAGCACCGCCAGCTAACATATCCTTACCTGTTTTTAGTCCAGTTCTTGCTACGGCACCAGGTTTGCCAGTCAACTCAGCTAATTTGGTTGTTATTCTATTATAAACAGGTCCGTGAACCCAACCTTTTTCAACTAATGGCATTATAAACTTTTCATGCATCTTAGCACTACCGATACCCAACAAGCCACCGGACGCGCCCATAGCCATTGGAAATAAAAAGTTTGTTTTTATATCACCAGTCTCCTTATCAACGTGAAAAGTGTGAGCATCCCATAAACCAGTACCATCAGCTAATAGTACTTCACCACCGTATTCCGCGGCACTCCACTCTATTGGAGTGACTAACATTGGTATACCTACTTTTCTAACTAAATTTTCATATAACTTACTGTTACTTCTTCCAGCTATTGATCTAACAAAAGCTAAAGTTCTAGGTTTAGTTAGTGTTTTATTAGATAATGCTGTAGCAACTTTATTTAACTTTTTTAAACCACCTAGTTTTTTAAACACAGCTAGTTCAGCTAGTAGTGGTGTTAACGCTGTTACAGTATTTGCAGACATATCTGCTATAGATCTAGTGGCCGCTGCTCCTTCATCTCCTCTACCATACCAAGAATTGTTCTGTATTATTTCATGGTCATAACCAGCGGCTTTAAATATATGCTCGGCATTATCGTACAATGTGCTTTCACTATAATCCCCACCAACTAAGTTTTCCCCGGTCCAAGCTCTACCAAGTCCGTTTAATATAGTATGACCAAAGCCCTCTATATTAGCTTCTAGTGGATTTATATTTAGATCAAGAGCTAAAGATATAGATTTAAAATCCATTAACGCTTGGTTAAACTCCTGTGCTATAGGAGACCCACCAGATATCTGAGGTAGGTCATCGTCGTCCATCATTGAACCTTCTTTACTGAAATTTAATGGATTAATATCAGACATAAAAGCGGCTAGCATATTGTTTTCATTGTAACCACCTAGATTAAATATATCTCCAGTACCTCCTTCACCAAAAGCTTTTTCAGCCTTTGTTCTGAAGTTGTCAAAACTATCGTTATCTTCATCAAATAATTTTGCCCAGTTTTTTAAAACAAAACCTTGTCCTTTTTCAACCTCATCAATGTTATCATGAGCTTTCTTTAAATAGTAAACTAATTTGTAATAAGCTTTTCTTTGTTCTTCTTCTAACCAACCCTTATCGTTTTCAGCTAGTTCCTGTATATACTCGCTGTCGTCTGATTTATCAGCTAATCTTCTATTTCCAGTAAAGTTACCGTCCTTATCGACCTGTACCATATACCTACTATCTTTTTCATCAGGTACCCAGTCTTGAAATAATTTTTTAAAATTACCTTGATCGTCATAAAGATCTTCAAAGTTATTATCTTTTATTATTTGGTTTTTTCTTTCTGTTAATTCTTTTATTTTAACGCTTGCGTCTTCATCGCTTATATCTACAACCTCGTTATTTTCGTTTAAAGTTTTTCCAGCTCTTAATCTCTCTAATTCAAAACCTATTTTCTTTAACTCCTGAGGCTCTATATTAAAAAATGCGGTATTATTTCTTTGTATATATTCAGTTACACCCTCATCACCCTTTTCATTATATATATTAGATACAGCATAAGACTTATTTGCATTAACTTTTTTTACGTTTTCGTTGTTAACCACATCAGCTATATCTTTTCTGTTTTGCCACAAGTAGTTGTAAGAAAACTCTCTACCACCTATATTTATAGAACCAACAGAATCTATTACTTTAGTGTATAATGATTGTTGAGCATCATACTTTCTTCTTTCTCTAGTTTGAATACCTTGATAGTTATCTAAAGCGTCGTAAAACTCCTGCATATTATCAACGTCGTTTTGGTATTCTATAGTTCTTTGGTTACCAAGTATGTTTACTAATTCTTTATTAGCTGTTTTAAATAAATTAGCGTTAGTATTCATGTCTATGTGGTTAAGTATATCCTGCATAACCTCTGGGTTTCCACCAGCTGCTAAACTTAAACCTAAGTTACTAGACCCTTGAGCGGAAGACTTAACGCTAGCATCAACATCTACTCTATTGCCACCTTGTGCATTTAAATAAAATACATGTGACTTATCATACTTACCGGTTTCTTTATTTCCAATAAGCACCCTTACCGCATCAGACCCCGCTCTAGCTTGTTCAAATTTTATGGGTTGATCCTTGTAGTGTTCATTCATTATTCTTACAAAATCCTCTTCTTGTGTAAAGCTGTTTTTATTACCAACAGCTTTAACCATATCTTCCACATTCATATGTTCAAAGTCCGAACTTAACTCGTGCTCAAATGTATCAACATAGTCAGGCTCGTATTGCTCCTGAACTTTTATAGCACCTTTATGATCTCTAATAAAAGCACTTTCATGTTGAGGCTTAAACCTGTATGTTTTTCCTTCGTAAAAATATTCTAACTTATCCTCTTGAGATTCCGATGAAGTATTCTCCGAGCTGGATTCCGTATTTTCGTTTTGATTGTTTTGAGGTTGACTCACCTCTTGATTCGATGCTTTTGAAGTTTGCTCCACAGTCGCATCTCCCAGTAGAGCCTCTTGTTTTCCCGACTTTTCTTCGTCAGGTTCTTTAGAAGTTTTTTCAATTTTTTTACCTTCCATTTCTTTAAGGAAAGCTTGTTCATTTTTAGGATCGACGTTGTATCGTTGCCCATCCACTACGTATTCTATTTTCATACTGTATCGTTAGTTACCCGTTATTAATATTTATTTCATAGCCCCACCGTAGCCTGTTGGCACGCCGGAGTATAAACCACCACCAGAAGTTTGTTTAAAATCCCCTTCCGTAGGATTACTTGGTGTCCATTCTATAACATCATTATTAGATGTTTCTTCTTTTTTACTATCTCCAGTTGGTGCTTTTTGACCACCAGCATCAGGATATTTTTTGTTTAATTTTTTAATCGAAGAAGCAAACTTAGGAGCATCGTTTATATTTAACCATCTACCATCACTATTTTTACTTCTAGTGTGCCACTTACCATTAACAACTTTATAATCCCAACTAGCATCATGATCTGTAAAAACTTCATTTCCTTGTTCTTCGCCTGAACCCTGTTGAGAGGGTTGTTCATTATTTCCCTTTCTACTCTTAGCAGCATTCTGCCAATTTTGTTCAGCATAATTAGTAAAGTATGTTGTTAAATACCTTTTTGTTAATCTTTCATTACTTAACAAATTATCGGCAATAGTAGCAGCGTCTTCAGGCGTTACAGGTGTATCGGGTGTTGGATCTAGTCTATTAACTTTTCTTTCTTTAACACCTAAACTTTCATAAGTATTATTCTCAAGCATTTCAATTAAATCATTTTTAAAAGTTCTACCTGGAATAAATTCTTGAGTTGTTAAAGATGTTGTGTTACCTTTGTTTATCATGTTTTTATACTTACGTCTTTCTTGATCGTAGTTAAAAACTCCATTTTCGCCTGGTAATATTGATTGAGATCTTTGTATTGTCTCATCTATAGATAATTGTATAGCATCAGCTGTTGCATTATCATAGCTATTTTCATCTACGGTTTTATCTACTTGACTTAAAGTTTGCCACTTACCTTTGTATGGTTGGCTATTACCTAGTGTAGCAGCTGATGAGTGTGTTTTGCCATCTAAATCATCTTGCTGATAAGGGTGAAACTCTTTAACCTCTCCTCCAGTTTTTTCTCCAGCCCAAAGAAAGTTTGTCCACTTATCAAAATTCATACCATGCATTTGAATATTCATGTCTCTATTTTTCCTAAAGCAGTCACTAAATGTTCCATCACATGGTGTCTGCTTATCAACGTAAATACCTTTTTGCCCATCTTTGTTTGTCACAACGCCTTTATCAAGTTCATCTAATATCTCTTGCCCTTTTCCATTAACAAAGTTATTGTTTAAACCTTTATCCCCATTTTTTGCTTTGTTTGCTATGTTTTGTCTAGTGTTATCTAACTTCAATTGCTCTTGCTCTTCAAGCTCTAACTCTCTCATTAGCATTTGTCTATCCTTCTTACCAAGCCAAACAAATTTATTTTTTCTTTTTCTTAATTCCTTTTCTAATAAATCATGATCTTTTGGAGATGGGGATCCAGCGTTTCTTGCTAATTCATAATCAGCAAACTTTTCAAACCTATCTCTACGTTCTTTTAAAACAGGAGTTAATTGATCTGTAGTGTCTTTAGCTATATTAGTTAAACCTTGAGCTGCAGCTAATCCGTAATTTTCTATATTACCACCAGCTGCCGCAAAAGCTCCTTTTACTAATGTTGAATCTGCTTGTGTACTCGCCATGTTATATTATTTTTATTCTTTTTTACCACCAGCTGTTGTTCCACTCAATTGTGATACCCCGATGTTTACTAAATTACTAACTCCTCCAGATATAGCGTTCCACTTAGCTTGGTCAGCTGACTGTGCTTGCTGCATGTAAGCTGCCGTTTCCTGCTGGTTCATTCCTAGTAATGTTGCTTGCTTACCCATTTCCATTTGTTGTGATTGTTGTTCACCTTGAGCTCGTAGTTGTTCTACGTTAGCTTGACCTCTAGCTCTCATCTCCTGTAACTTACTAGCCTCTTGAGCTTTAAGTTTTTGGTTCATGGCTTCTTGCTGACCTATACTAGCAGAAGATCTCTGAGCAGCAACCTGGCCTTGCTGTGCTAACGTTTGAGCTAGCGCAGCTATACCACTACCACCTGCAGCCTCTCTAAAATTACCCATTATATTAGCTTGGGTTTGTTGAAACTGGTCTCTTTCAAATTGAGCCTGCTGCTGATTAACTGTTAGGTCCTCCATAGTGTTTTCCATGTTTACAAATTGATTTTGTATATTAGCAAACGGGTTACTTGTATCAAGATTTTTGTAAACCTCCATTTGAGCTTCCATTCTTTTCCTAGCCTCACGCTCTTTTCGCTCTGCTCTCTTTTTAGCTCTATTAGCACTAACCGCTCCGAATATACTTGCGCCAACGGATACCGCAGCTAAAGCTACTGGTAAAATTTTAAAAGGACTATTTTTCTTTTCTTTCATAGTATTATAGTTACATTTATTGCTTATTATTTACTAGAATTAGATATTCCAGCTCCAACAGAGAATAATTCAGCGTGGTCAGTAGAGTTGTTTTCAAAGGTAACTCTGTTATAATAACCTTTTACAGAACTCATTTCAGTTAAATTATTTTTAACAAAGAAAATGAAATCACCTTGTTGTGGTGGTACTATAGTTGTATTAGAAGGTTCCTCTGTTGTTATTGTGAATCCTCCAGATGGTTGGTTTTCTATTATACTACTTATAGTTCCTATAAAAATATGAGTTGACACTCCACTTGTTATCTCTGACTCGTTGAGATCAAAGCCAACATTAATACCACCAAATGTGTTTGTTGTATTTGAGACGTAATATACTAAATCATTTTCTGCCACAGCAGACGTATTTATTTGTCCATCGTTAAATTCTAAAATTACCATAATATTATTTTAAGTTGTATCTATATCGTATACTTTATCTAAATCAAAAACCATATCTACGTCTTCATATCCCCATTTAACAACATTAATTTCGTATGAAAAAGTTATAGTGTTTAATCCTACAACAGAGGTCTTAGCGTTTTTTAATTCGATTAAAGTACCACCATTAGTGTTAGGGTCTGAGTTTGTTAAATACACATATTTTAATGAATCTTTAGGTTTGTGAAATGTTTTCCACTCGTGATTACTATTTACTATATCTAATAATAAAGAAACATTAAAAGAATCTTTATTGTAGGAATACTTACCAGCATGTCCACCTCTCCGCACAAGGCAAGATTGACCAGCATTGAGGCTAGTAGCAACACCGTTAAGGTGGGTTATAGCATAGTTTGATCCGGACATAGCATTGCTTATACTTAGTGCTATAGGTCTGCATTGTTTAAAAACTTTAACCCTATCGTAACCGCCACTACAAAGATCAGGTACAGGTTTTATACTGTAATACCTATCTCTTCTAAACTCAATTGGTCCTCCAACAGCTAAGCCGGAATGGGTTCTGGACACATTAAGACTCACTTCATTTCTATCATCTCCATCAGGGTCAAGACCTGTTACGCGTCCCTTGTATAATTTGTTATTATTTCCATGAAATTTGTCATTAACTTTAATTGCGCTAGCGTTAGTATTTAATTTAACCTTTGAGCCATCTAATTCTTTTACTGTTGTTTTTGCAACGCAGCTTGATGGAAATTTTTGATAAAAACTAAATATTCCATTTTTAGGTATAACACCTTTTAGTATTCTTATATCACTACCAAAAGCGTCATCTATAACACCAATGGTATCTTTAAGTATTGTAACATCATCTGCGTGG